AATGAAATCAACTATTCCAGACCATACACCCTTGATTCCTTCGGTCATTCCTGCCCACGCATTACTAATCCAACCTGTGACACCACCCCACACATTAGAGATGTTTTGTCCTATTGAGCCGAAGAAGTCCGAAAAGCCTTGCCATACACTTGAGAATCCTTGCACAAGTCCGTTCCAGATGCCACTCAACCAAGCCGTGACAGTATTCCATATATTTGAAATGTTTTGTCCGATATTTCCGAAGAAATCATTGAACCCTTGCCATGCATTACTAATTGCATTCACAATGTTATTCCAAGTGTTCGACAACCAAGCCGTGACAAAATTCCATACATTTGAGATGTTCTGTCCGATGTTCGAAAAATAATTCGAAAATCCTTGCCATATAGCACTGATGTTGGTTGTGATTGTGTTCCAAGCCGTTGAGAGCCAATTTGTGACACCATTCCACGCATCACTAATGCCTTGACCGATTGAGCCAAAAAAGTCCGAGAATGCCTGCCACAACACTTCCATGTCATTGACAAGTCCGTCCCATATACCAATGAACGCATCGCAAACCATTTGCAACTCGTCTTTCATTCGTTGACCTAATAATGCGAACGAACCTTCGAAACCTAAATCTCCGAATAACATTTGCTCAAGTGCTCCGTTCTCGTGATAGTCCGAGCCATTTGCCAACTTAAGGTCATAGCCGATGACATAAGTCCTCCAGAAATCCTCAGCAGGTGCCCAATTGCCATTCTCATCAATTAGACCGACTTTCTCTAATTCGTTCTTTATTACCGAAATAGAAACGGCAATCGCTATTCCTGCCCCTGCGACTGCAAGTAAAGGAGCGAGAGAACCCATCAATGCTCCTGCCGATGCTCCGACACCTCCCATCTTGGTCATTACATTTCCAAGTGTAGAGACGATTGTTCCTGCTCCACTAATGAGCCGACCACCGATTGAGATGATTGGACCCAATGAGGCAACAAGTAGACCGATTTTAACAATCATTTCCTTTGTTGAATCATCGAGACCATCAAACCACTTTGCAACATCTTTCAAGACCTTTGCGACCTCTTTCAAGATTGGTGCTAATGTGTCGCCAATTGCCTCTCCTAATTCTGCCCCTGCTAAGATTAAGGCATTCATTCCCGTCTGGAGCGAATCAACTCCGTCAATGGTTGAATCGAATGTGTCATTGACATTACCTGTGACATCGTCCAAGTCACCCATTGTGTTCGCCATCTCTTCAAGGTTGAGAGTGCCGTCATAAATAGCCGAACCAAGCGAGGCACCTGCTTTGTTACCAAACAACTCCATAGCAATTGACATCGCTTCTGTGGAACTTCCTGCACCCTTAATCTTCTCTTGCATCTCTGCCAATGCTTGATTGAGTGGTTTTCCCTCTGATGTCGCATTCTTAAGAGCCATCTTCAAGCCTGTTAACGCTTGAGACGAATCAACACCACTCTTCTCTAATTTACCCAAGAAATTCGCTGATTGATAAGCATTAAATCCCATTTCCTTGAGTGTTGAGCCGTTCTGTACTAACAATCCAGATAGTGTTGTGACACTTATTCCTGTGTCTTGACCGACTTTGTTAAGAAGGTCTAACATCTTGCCTGCATCTTGCGACTTCATGCCAAACGCAGACATTGCCTTTTGAGTTGAATCAATTGCCTGTGATACATCGACTTGATTCAATTTAGCGAATTTCAAGAACTGAGTTGATAGGTCTTGTAATTCACTACCTGTGACACCGAATCTTGTATTGACCTCACCAACTGCATCTCCTGCCTCTTTGAATCCAACAGGAATAGTTGTTGCGATGTCTTTTGCGATGTCTTGCATATTTTCAAGGGCTTGTCCTGTCGCACCTGTTTTCGATGCGATTGAATCCATTCCCTCATCAACCTTGTTGAATGCAACAACCGATGCCGTACCAACTGCCACGATTGGTGCCGTGAGGTTCTTGGTCATACTATCGCCAACAGATGTGACCTTGTCGCCTACACCTTGCAATTTCTCGCCATAGGCTTTCATCTGCTCGACACCAACAGACCCCATCTTCTTTTGTTGCTCTTCTAATTGACGGAGTTTCTCTGTTGTTTTGACAACTTCGGCTTGTACCTTCGCATATTGTTCTTGCGTGATGTCGCCTGCCTCTAGTGCCTTTTTCGCATCTTCTGCGACCTTTTTCTCTGCCTCTAACTTCTGCTTGGTCTCTTCTATTGCCTTTGATAATAACTGTTGTTTTTGAGCGATTAAATCGGCATTAGTAGGGTCAAATTTCAGTGCCTTGTTAACATCTCTTAACGCACTTTGCGTGGTCTTTAAGGCTGAATCTGCCTTCTTTAATTCATTAACAAGTCCACTTGTCTTTCCTTCAATTTGAATTGTAATACCTTTTATTGAATTACTAGCCATTTCTAACCTCCAAACATAGCTTTGAAGTCGCTTTCCGTTGCTTTCTTTGGGTAATCGTAATTATCGTTACCACTTTCGATAAAAATATCCGTCAATTCTCCAATCTCAAGAACTCCCATATCGTCCAATGAGAGACCTTGTTGGAATGCCCTCAACATAATTAGTGAAGTGTTTATCTCTCTTGATGAGGGCGATTCTAGTTTTTTGAGGAACTAGAAGTTTTTTGCTGATTAACCCATAATTCCACGATGCTTTGAATCAAATCAGCTTTCCAGAATGCCTCTGTTGAGAACTGACAAATCCATTCGAAGAACTTCTCCTCTGTTGCGTTCTTGAGCATCTGCGAAGTCTTTCCTTCAGTCTGTATATTCATAATGAACGCTAACTTTTGAATTGCATCTATACTCTCTGCATCGTCTGCCCCTTGTGTCAATTTCAAGAGGTCTGTTCCAAATGCTCTCTTATATAAAACTGCCGTTCCTGCGTTCGCCTCAAATTCCATTTCCTTATCGTCAATCAATAATGTCTTTCTCATATACTCCTCCTTAAATAGAAAAAGCACCCCAAAAGGCTCAAAGCCTTCCAGAGTGCTAATTATTAACCTTGTGCTAGGTCATCATCCTCTTCATCATCGCCCTGCGATGAATTAAGTGGGTGTAACTGGGCTATAAACTGATTCAAAGAAATCGTCATAGCCTGTGTCGCCTACATTAACAGATGCTTGAATTGCATGACCAACTGTAGCCGTGCCACTTGTGGTAGCCTTGATTGTTGATTCATCAACCCTTGCGATTGCCTTAATGGTCATTGACTGTGTCTGTACCTCAACGGAATCTGTCTTTGTATTTCCACCTAATGCAGGTCTAGTTGCTGAACACTTATACATTACAACTCTATGTCCTCCAACATCTCCGTCTGTCTCAAACATAAGTGCGAAGTAGTTTGTTCTTGATTCCTTAACCTCGAAGAGTGCTCCGTTCGCATCTTCTGCATCACCAAAGATGTCCTTAAGGAATGAACGAGGGATTGTTGCCAATTCCAAGTCGCCCTCGTATGAATTAGCCGAAGAACTTACATAATACACACCGTTGTCTGCGTAGAAATCCTCTGTTGACATCTGCGATTCAAGGTTTAGTGCTACTGCTCCGGGCATAGCAACAGGAGTGCCATATGTAGTCGCTCCGTTCGACTCTGTGATAGTCGCATAATAGCAATTAGATAGTCCAAATCTAACTTTATTATCTGCCATTTGTTATACCTCCATAAAATATCTCGTTATATAAACACCATTGTCGGTGTCAAATATACTTTCCTTTGTGTAGTACCATTTGAGAGATGTGAAAATATCCTCAAGTGCTGATTCAATAGTTAAATCTTTTCTAGGCGAATAGAATCCGACCTCGACGGCTAATGACTTGTGATAAACGATGTTGTCAGCTCCGAATCCCTCATCGTTCGCATCATAAACGATTATAGGAATGTTAACCCCAACAGGATAATGATTGAAATAAATTGGAATCTGAATCCCTTGCTCTTCTGTTTTCTGTTCTATAATTTGCTTGAACTCTGGTATTGTCATAACTTACTTATATCCTTATCAATCAAACTGTTGACTTGTTCTTCCATTTCCTTGATGATTTCCTCTTCAATAGGCTTAATATGTGCCTTGCCACTCCAACTTGCGACTTGCTTTCCGTATGCGATTATAGGGTGTGGATATTCCAAAAGATGTGGTAATTGATAGTATGTGTTATGCAAAACATATCCGTCTGCCTCTTTCTTAACCTTCCACCCTTTCGCATATTTGCCCTTTGAGTATTTGTTGAACTGCTCCGATGCGTTCCGTAGGTCTTTCGCTCCTTTGTCTGCAATCTGTTTTGTCTTTTGTTCAACTTCCTGTGCGATTTCATCGCCCAATTGAGCGAACTTCGCAAACTTTAATAAATCGTCATTCATCTAAACCAACTGCCCTATGTAGATTCAATTCAATCTTTCCATCATCACGATAAAATGTCGAGTAGACCTTATACATTATGTTATTAAGTCTCACATAATCTTCGTAGTTATACTCAAATCCCCAAACTAAAGCCTGCCACTCTAGGAAGATTCCTCGTTTTGCGACTTCTTCTTTGAATGAACTCGACACACTCCGTAAATCAGCCGTGACTTCGTTGTATGTCTTTTCCTCGATGTCTTGACCGATTTCGTCCTGCGTGTGCCTAATTGTCACTAATTCAATCGTTGTCGGTGTCAACATCAAAATCGCCTCCTGTTGTGTAGCCTGTTGCCATTCCCATTTGTGCCTTGTATTCGTCAT